ATGGAACAGGCATTTTCCAGAACAGAATTACTCTTGGGCAGCAGCGCTCTGGAGCGGCTGGCCGCCTCGCGGGTAGCGGTATTCGGCATTGGCGGCGTAGGTGGCTATGTGTGCGAGGCGCTGGCCCGTACCGGCGTGGGGCACCTGGATCTAATCGACAGCGACACAGTGGCCGTGTCCAACATCAACCGCCAGATCATCGCCACCACCAAAACCGTGGGGCAGTACAAGACGGACGCCATGGAGGCTCGAATCTTAGACATCAATCCGGCGGCCAAGATCACCAAGCACAACTGCTTCTTTTTGCCGGAAACGGCGGCGGATTTTCCCTTTGACCAATACGATTATGTGGTAGACGCAGTAGACACCATGAGTGCCAAGCTGGCGCTGGTGACCCATTGCCACGCCGCCGGCGTGCCCATCATCTGCGCCATGGGCGCCGGGAATAAACTGGACCCCACCGGCTTTCAGGTGGCGGACCTGGCTAAAACGAAAATGGATCCGCTGGCCCGGGTCATGCGCCGGGAGCTGAAAAAGCGGGGCATTCACCACCTAAAGGTGGTCTACTCCGAAGAACCGCCTATACCCACCGCCGGCACCGGACAGGGGGATCCGGATCACCCCGGCCGCCGCAGCACGCCCGGCAGTGTGGCCTTTGTGCCCTCCGTGGTGGGTCTGATCCTAGCCGGCGAAGTAGTCAAGGATCTGATGAAATCGGAAAAATAAGCAAGCAAAAAGCCAACCGAGCAAGACGCCCGATTGGCTTTTTTTCTGTTTTGGCAACACGCCATTTATGCAGGGATTGTGGGTCACTGGCACCGGCAGTCAACAAAAAACTTCACTTTCACTGCTCACAGGGTCATTTTTGGTACAGTGAAACACCCCTGAACAGATTTTCATTGCACTTTACTGCAAAGCGTGGTACAGTAGGCTTTGTAAGGCGGGTGGCCGTCTTGCATATATGCTTATCATTATACATTTTGTACTCCTATTTTCATTTTTTACTTCCTTGTGTTATTTTCCTTTCTGCGGCTCGGGCAGCCACCTACCCGAGCAGCCCACACCCATGGCGGGTTGCCGCCCGCCATCTACTTTTTTATCTTAGAAGCGCAAAACCTCTAAGATGTTGATTGCGTCGTCCGGTGTTTTGCATTTTTTCAAGGCACCGGACACAAATTCAATCTACCTAACCCACAGGCCCGACCGAGCAGATCAAAACTGCCCGGCTTTTTTATACCTCGCATGACCAAGTACTGCAATAAGTACTGCAACGCCGGAGAAAACGTGCTGCTCCACCGGCGGAAATGCGTAATCGATCACAGAAATATAAGGCACTCGCTGCGAAACAGTCCCCCGGACTGTTTCTGCCAAATGCTTCGCATTTGGAGCCTCGTGTCGCAAGTTCAATTCTTGCAAATAAATAAAAAAGGAAGCAGGACATTCCGGCTGCTCCACCGGCAGAAATGCGTAATCGAGCACAGAGATATAAGGCACTCGCTGCGAAACAGTCCCCCGGACTGTTTCTGCCAAATGCTACGCATTTGGAGCCTCGTGTCGCAAGTTCAAATCTTGTAAATAAACAAAAAAGGAAGCAGGACATTCTAAAGGATGTCCTGCTTCTTTTTGGTCGAGGTGACAAGAATATAGGCGTAAAATTTGGCTTAGCAGCGGGCTTTCTGCCATTCTGTACTGCAACAGTACTGCAACGCCGTTACTGCTGCAAGAACTGCTCGATCGACTGCTTGATAATCTGTGCCTGTGCAATACCATCAGCAGCGCATTTCTCACGAAAAGCGGAAGCCATTTCCTTGGGGGCACTTATCTTTTCTTATTTATATCTGTGCAGCACTTTTCTGTGGAGCATTCGGGGTAAGCTGCTGGATATAGGCGTCTGCTGCCTCTGTGTACTTTTGTTCGTAGTCGGAGAATACATCACAGTAGGTGTTCAGCGTTGTTTCTATATTGGCGTGGCCAAGGCGCTTTTGCAACACCTTCGCTGGCATTCCGCTCTCAATGCAGCGGGTGGCGTATGTATGCCGCAGGCTGTGCAAGGATACAACGCCGGGTATGGACGGATCCAGCACATTGTATTTTTTTAAGATACGCTGAAATTGCAAATTCACTTGGCTGGTGGTCAGTACCTTGTGACCCTTGAAGTCGTAGAACAGCAGATCCAAGCGGTTGGGCTGCCACCGTTCCATATATTCGGATAAAATGCGGTATGGGGCGTCTGTCAGGCTCAAAAGCCGCTGCCCGGCATAGGTCTTGGTTTTTGTGCCTATAACAGCGTGGTCCGTCTGATCCTTGGTCACCGTGCGTCGCACATTCACGGTGCGGAATGTCAAATTGACATCGTGCACATCCAAGGCGTTGATCTCGCCCATACGCATTCCTGTGCTGAGCATTAACATCATCTGCTCCCAGTATCGGCAGCCACGCTCTTGGTCGTTCATGACCTGCACAAACCTGGTCTGCTCCTCTACGGTCAAAGCACGCACCTTGCGGGTGGCCTTGTTGCTCTTTGGCTTTTTCATGCCACGCATAGGATCCTTGCGGATCAGGTCGTTATCAAGAGCCGTGCGGAAGCAGCGGGCCAGCAGGGCGTAGTCCTTGGCGATTACCGAATTGGAACAGCTGGTGATCTCTATTAGGTATTGGGTTACCTGTGGTGGCCTTACGGATTGCAGCGGGCAGTCGCCTATGGAACTGGCGGCGATCCGTTTACAGCTGGCCAGCTTGCGCAGGTAGGTATTGTCCCCTATCTGGTTTAGCGCCCGGTCTGTCTCGACAAGTGATAAGATATACTGGGCAACGGTGATCTTGTCCGGCTCAATTACAGAGCCGGTGGAAAGTTCATTTTTCAAAGCGTCCAGCTTTGCCCGCACATCTGCCTGTCGCTTACCGTACACAGTTTTGCGCTTGGGCCGGCCGTTGGCGTCCACGCCTATAGTCAGCTGGGCAGCCCATAGGCCTTTGCTTTCCATCTTATAGATGGTTCCGTCACCATTCCCTCTTTTTCTTGGCATTGTACACACTTCTCCTTTGCATATAGCAGCGGGCAGCACCTAAAAAAGGGCGCAAAAATGCCCTGCTTGATTTTTTTGCAGGGCTGTGATACAATAACCAGTGTTGGGTGGGTATTGTATTACACAATCCTACTTATCGGCTCTATCCTGTTGGCGCAGGGTAGGGCTTTTTTTATTTGTTATTATGTCGGCGTCAAAAAACGATTTTATACCTGCTCGCTTTCAAGAAGCCTTACTGTCTGACGGTATTCCTCCGCTTTGGCAACGGCGGTAAAAGTGACCGTAGCATTATGGTTTTCTTTCACTACCTTTTCAACTTCAGAAAGCGAAACGCGGAAGAATTCTTTTCGGCTGTTTACAAGATTTATACGCCGATCATCAAACTGCCGGTGCAAAGCCGTCTCCAACGCCGGCGCGTCCTCAGAGAAAATCATAGCGTGAACATCAAATTCAAATGGTACGGAAGCGCTGCTGAGTTCTTTTATACGGTCCATAGGCTCTAACCGTCGTGTCATTCCAATTTTATATACATTCTCTCCAAAAGAGCCGATATTGGATATTACATAGACGAAGCCGGCGCGCGTATTCTGCTCCCGATCGAGTACATTTTTTCTGTCCTGCTCTAACAGGCCGAGTTTTGACTCCAGCTCTTTTATCTTGTCAACATAAAGCTGCTTTTCAATATCATCCGCTTTATGTAGATAAGTCATGAGTTTCTGAATTTCATTTTTGAACTGCCGTTCTTCCTTATCGAGCTTTGCTTTTTCGCGTTCAATTTCGCGGCGCACTTTTTCTTCTTCGAGCATTTGCTCTCGGATCGCGCGTTGTTCTTCCTTTTCGCGCTCTGCCATCACCTGATTGCCGTACATACAGTTGAGCTGTTCCAGTTTAATCTCCAGCAGCGGGCAGTTGAGTTCCACTCCGTCCGGTGCAAAAATTCTGTTAAGCATCTCAAAGGACTTGATGATTTTAGAGCGCGCACCGTCAATGTTCCGAGTAGTAACATTCTTAATAATAGCCGCCGCTTCCGAATTAAAGCAACGCAGGATCTGTTTCACATTTGCATTTATAACAGACTTTGGCGCGTCAGAATGTACAGAGACGGCATTATTTGAGGAAATGCATTCCTTTTCATTAAGTTGTGCAAGAGCAAATTTGTCTTTATATTCTGCAGACGATATATCATAGTCTACCGGGACGGAAGAAGAAACGGCAATCGCTTCTTGCTGTGCCACTTCAATTTCAGCTTTAAGATTGTGGATTTCGATATTCAACTGAGAAATGCATTTCCGTTTTTGCGTCAGTTCACGCTCAACAGCTTGAATTTTTTGAGTACAACTGTCCTCTGTTTCTTTTCGCATTTTTTCCGTAGCCGCTTTGGCGTCCTGCACGCGTTGATCTGCATTGGCATTCGTAAACGCCGCGTATTCGTCGGCATTTTTAATTATTTTTAGGCTTGAAAATGATTTCTGCAAAATATAATAGTACAGCACGAGAAACGCTACATCAGCCAAAGCAAACAGCGGTACTCCTACTGTAGCCAAGATAGAAATCGCAATAATAAACGGATATGCATACAAAAGGATTTTATATTCTTTTTTCATTTCTTTTTTCCTCTTATTAAGTTATTACATCTATAATCACGGCGTGCCGTGAATTATGACATTCCACATTCAAAGTAGAATTCAATGGCCTTGTGTATATAGTTCTCGGTTACATTGAAATACTCGGCCAACTCGTAAGGCTCCAGGCCCTGGCGCAGCTGCGCCTCCAACTCGGCCTTGGGGATCAACTTTTTCACTGCCCATTTGTCTGCCCGGCGTTCGTGCTTACTGCGCCGGTCCAACGGGGCATATAGATTGTAGAACGACCCGGTTATGCAGTGCCCGGCTTCGTGGGCAAGGCGACAGCGGGCCTCTGCGGTGCTTTCCAGGCTCTGCTCGTCCAACGCTATGTAATAGTCGTTGCCGATATTGGCAGACGCAGACTTGGCAGCGGGCATACTGCCCAGATACACCTCAATATTATTGCGCTCGATCTCATCGAACAGGGACTCAGTTGTTGTTGTCATTCTCTCTCTTTCTCTTATCTTTGATAAATTCTACAAATCCTTTAACTTCGTTCCACATCTCATCGGTGACTTCACCGTCACCACCGAATAGAGCCACTTTGGCGATTTCCTCCGGACTTTGTTGGTCCGGGGGATTTTTTATGTCCGTTTTCCCCAAAAGGTAGTCAGTAGAGACACCAAAGTAGTCAGCGATCTTTTTTAAGCTGGAAGCAGATGGCACAGCCCCTTTGTTTTTCCAGTCGCTGACAGAGGCACGGGATATACCAACTGAAACGGCAACACCAGTCGCCGAAGAACCAGCTTCCACACAAAGCTGTTGGTATCTATCGTAAAAAGTCATAGTTTTACACCTCTGTTTTTGTGCAAAATTTACAAAAGTTCATAAAACCTAACTTTTAGTGTTGACAAATTCGTATTACCGAATTATAATTGCACTTGTAGTTAGGTTTACCGAACACGAAACAAGCCGGACTATGAGAGCGCTACCTCTTGTCAGTCCAATGTGCTGTTGATTTGCACATTCATAATAGCACAACAGTTCGGAAAATACAACTACAAATTCAAAAAATGTTCGTTTTTTAGAACGAAACGGCAGAAAGGAGTAAAAAAATGGACAGTTGGATTGCGGAAGCAGTCGGCACAATGCACATCAACAAAATAACCCAAAAAGCCGTGGCAAGCAAAATGGGATGTACAACTGACTATATCTCGATGATTTTAACCGGCAAGCGCAAACCGCCACAGGCAAAAGAGCGGATCCTCGGCGCAATCAACGAGATCATCGCCGAGCGCAACAACTAAATACACGGCCAGCCTTTAGATAAGCAGCAGGCAGTTAAAGCGAGGTGAATAAAAGTGATTGTTGTATTGGTTCTTGCCGCCTTAGCAGCGCTCAGTGCTCTGATGGAGCATTGGAAGCTGCGTGCGGTTCTGTATTTTCTGGCACACAAGAACATCCAATTCACCGAAGCGGATATGGAGAAGTGCCTGCGCCAGGTGCTGGAACACCAATTCAAACGGTAGGTGGATTAAGCAACATTGATGATAAGACACTGGTTGCGACGGATGAGAGAACATTCAGAGAAGCAGAGGCAAATTTGGAAGCAATTTTCTTTGTTTTTCTCCATACATTGTCATCTCGGATGTTATCCAGCAGATCGTGACCTGGCATGAGGATGGATTCCACAAAATATGTTGGTGTGGTGCATAGATCTGCAACCGAGACGGCCTTTATGTATCCGGCCTCTGACAGCAAGCTGATTGTATACAAGATTTCTTCAGAAGTGTATGGGTCTATTTGAATTGTAGAGGCGTCTAAGTGGTCGTTGTAACCGAGATGTTCTTCAAGGTAGATCAGTACCTCTCTTACACAGTCTTTGTTTAATTTCATCTGATTTCGTCCTTTCGTCATAATAACATCATTATAGCAACAATTCACAACCAATGCCAGCCTTTTGGGCGGCGGCAGAGATACGCAGGCAGCGGGACTTTTTTTCATTTCTTCTCTTTCTTCTTTTCTTTTTTGTCAAATTTACCCATTATATTCCTGCTTCCGGTGCCCACCCACCCAACATCACATTTATCGCCAACGGCACTTTTGCCGTGCAGCGGGTAGCTTGCGGCTCTGCCGCTTGCCCAAAGGGCTGGCCTAATCAAGAAAGGAGAATAGCAATGAAAGTACCCATCAACAAGGACAGTCCCTTGGCAATGGACGACTTCGACGCCGCCGTGCAGCAGCGTATGGAGCGCCTGCAAAGCTATATTGACCTGATCCGCACCGCCGAAGCTGTAGAGGAAGAGGTCAAGGTCAAGGGCACAAAGCTGTATCTTGGTCCGGAAGATGTGGCGGCATACCTGAATTGCAGCATTCCGACTGCCAGGCAGTATATGCACCGCCCGGGCTTCCCTCTCATTCAGTTGGGTGAGAACGGCACCAAGTTGGCTGTGTTCGCCCCGGCGTTCCACGCATACAACGCCGGAAAATACTAAATTGCAGTCAACTGCAAAGAAAGGACAAACCAATGACGAAGCGAGAAAAGGCAGGGACAGTCCTGGTGGTCACCGGCTTTCTGCTGGTGATGTTGGGTTGTTGCCTTGTGGCGGATAATCCGTACTGGTGGGTGTCCGTGGTGATCAGCGGAACCGGCTATGCATTGATCGCTCTGGCGGTGTTCGTGCTGCCCAAGGAGGACGAGCCCCGACAGGACAAGCAGCTGGTGGTTGAAGATGATAAGTATAGAGTGGTGCTGCTGGCGCCGCTGACAGACTTTGAGGTGGCGTATCTGCACGCCATTCAACTTGGAAAGGATGATGAAAATGGACGATTACATTGATTTGGTGATCGCTAAACTGGATGAGGACCATATTGTTCTGCGGGCGCCGTGGAATACCGTTAGAGCCGGCGACACCGTGTATGTGCGGGGTGACGGCAACTACGAGGCACTGGAAGTCATCGCAGAACGGAAAACCAAGGTTCTGATGGAATTGCCGAAAGTGACCGCCATTATGCTGCCGCTGGAGTATGACGACGAACAAAGCGGTGGGCAAAAAGAAAAAACCGACTGAGCGACCAGTCGGCTTAAACACAGGCGGCGAAAAGAAAGTAAAACGCCTGCGCTATATCCATTATATATAAGGACCGCAGAGAAGTCAAGGACAAGCCGTGCGGCAAGGGCGAAAAAAGGGGTCTGTGCTCCTTTTTTGCTCCTTGTTCAAAGTATTATTTTTAGGCGCAAAACGCCAACGGCAAAAGTATATATCGCTTGGCATTCTTCAGCGGGTTCAGGCGCAGGCAGGAGACCGGCGGCAACAGGGTGTGCGCCCCGCGCCGCATAATGAGGAGCTGTGCTCTGTGGGAATGTGGAACACGCCGGTGAACCGGTGGGAAACTTGTTTTCCACCCGGGAGCCGATCAGCGTTTTCCAGCATTTCCATAGAGTGCCGGTCCGTCCAGAAAGGAGCAAACCAAAATGCCATGGGTGCAAAAGACCACCCACGCAGGTAAGTGTATATACATTCAGCGGCATTACTCCTCCCGCTACGGCAGCAAGCACAAGTGCACCAGGGGCAGCAACTATGGCAAGACCAGCGAAGCCCAGGCGGCAGTCAACAATCGCCAAGCGTGCCTACAGCAGGAAATGATCTTCAACGCTAATTTCGGACCAGGTGACCTGACTGCTACCTTTACATTCCGCAAGGCGGACAGGCCCAAGGATCTGCAAGAGATCAAGAAGCTATGTAAGGCATATATGAGAAAGCTGCGGTACGCGTACAAGACGGCCGATGTGGAATTCAAATGGATGCGCGCCATAGAAACGCCGGAAAAGAATCCGCATATCCACATGGCCTTGTCCGGAATTGACATCGTCAAGCTGCCCCGGTGGCCTTATGGCCGAGTGGAGTATGTACCGGTGGACGATCGAGACCACCACACCTACGGTGGGTACCTACGCGAGGAGACGCATATCAAGCAAGGGCACGAGGGCAAATACACCACGGCCAAGTCCAGAGTGTGCTTTAGCCGCAGCCGTAACTTGGTGGTACCTGAACCGGAATACCAGATCATCTATAGCGACCACTGGGCAGATGAACCAAGAGCGCCAAAGGGCTACTATGTGGTCAAGGACACGCTGAACAACTGGGAGGACGAAGTCACCGGTTTTAAGTATCAATCCTATGTGCTCTGCCCTGTTCGGGCAAAGAACCAGAGGTACCTGTGTTAGGAGGACAAAGTGACATACATACAGCAATGGGAACAAATGCGGGAAAAAGTGCGCAATCTGGAGCAGGAACGCCAAACCCAGCTGATCTTGGCACCGCACAACGCCTACGGTTTCAAGCTGAATATCAACCACCCGTTGATCCGGCCGAAGTGGGACGCTTTTAAGAGTGCCAAAGGCCTGGGCCAGTACGGTATGACCGATGATCTGCGCCGAGAGTTTGAGGGGACGGTGCTTGCCAGCAAATATATGCAGAAATGCCTGGAGCAGGAGCAGCAGCGCATTGGTGCAGTGGAGCACCAGTTCATCCGTATGGCTTACGCTCCTGCGGAGCAGGCAGCGGGCTGATGGGTACCCAAGAACACTGGACTGCTGCCCAGTACCAGGAGTATCTCCGGCAGCGGGCCAAAGGCGGGAACAAATACCACGCAGTAAAAGCCCAAATGGACGGCCGCACATACGACAGCCAAAGCGAGTGCAAGCGGGCCAAGGAACTGCAACTGCTGGAACGGCACGGCCTGGTGCGCAACCTGCGGGAGCAGGTCCCTTATGAGTTGATCCCGGCAGGGGTCGGCGAACACCGAAAAGAGCGCCCGGTGATCTATAAGGCGGACTTTGTATATGAGGTCTGCCAACCGGACGGCACCTGGAAGCAGGTGGTCGAGGACACCAAGGGCGCCAAAACAAAGGAATATATCATCAAACGAAAACTTATGCTGTTTATACACGGCATAAGCATAAAGGAGACGGACAGATGAACTTTAAGAAAATGTTATCCATTTGCAAGCGAAGCAAGGCTTACTTCTTATACGACCTGCCAGACGGTGAGCAAATGCTCAGCAACGGCAGCTGCGGCTACATCCTGTATGGCCACCCGGAATACACGCCGGAGACGCTGCGCATGGTCGCCGACTTGGCAGAGGACGACAGCGTGGTCGTGACAAGGGTGCCAAAAGCGGGTCTGCCGCTGGCAGACCAATGCCACGATGAAGAATATGCCGCCCCGCTGGACACCTGCATTGTAGCCGCAGGCGCTGTATGGCAGCCGCTGATTGTAGGTGCGGGCATGACATTCATCAACAGAAGAGCGTTGCAACCTATCGAAAAGGAAGAAGAGGGATATTACCTGTACAAGCGCGGGGACCTGGTGGTAGTTAAGTCCGGTCTGATCGTGCAGGGCGTGATCAGCACAATGGATCTGTCCAAAGCAGAAGCTGTATGCCGGGATCTGATCAACCTGGGCACCGTGGCCGGTATGGCCTTTGAGGAGCGCAACAATGAAGAATGAGAACGAAAAAACTACTATTGCAATCTTGGCCACGATATGCCGAGATATGTGTATCTACGGCTCAATCAATAACAGGTGCGGCCTGGACAAGCCGGAACTGGACGAGCACTGCCAGCGTTGCGCGCTGGCGCAGATCAAGGAGGTAACGCTGAAATGACAGAGAAAATTCAAAAGGCAATCGACAAGATCGATGCAGAAGCCGAAAAAATGAACAGCGCCAGCGTGCGGTTGCTATGCTCTCACATTATAGACCACTACCTGGTCAATGATGAAAACGCCGACAAGGTGCTGGCTGAGGGCAAGAGCCTGAAAGGCTGCTGGGATCACATCACCAGCAACGCACGGAAACAAGCAGCGGGCAACTGTGCAGCCGTGCCAGACGACACCGTATACGAATGGGCAGCGGGCTATTACGGCTTTACTGACGAAGAGACCAAGGCTGAGATCATCGACCTGCTGGATCTGCTGTGAGGTGTCGATATGGGAAAGAAACTGAACACGCTTACGCAGGAACAAGCTCGGAAGATTTGGAGCGGCCGCCCGAAACTGCCGGAGAAAAAGATCAAGAAGTTTGCTCACGAAGAGGTATTCGTCAATGAGCAGTACTTTTTCAAACACAAAGAATACGGTCACAGGTATGGCTACTGTACAGCCTGTGGCAAGGATGTGCAGGTCGACATTGAGAATATGCGACTATGGACGGACAAGCACGCTGCCTGCCGCTCTGCACGGCATAACGACACCGTATGCTGCCCCGCCTGCGGGCACGAGGTTCAAGTCAAAGACGCCGGGCGTGGCCGTAGTCAGTTGATAAACACGGCAGTGGTGGCGGTAACACAGCGAACACGGAACGGCGGTATATTGCTTTCTTTCGTTCGAGTGTATGAGGATTATACGCGCGACTATAAAGCCGCGCCGGAAATGGACACACTGCTGTACGCTGCATACTTCAATCTCGGCCAGCACTTTGTAGCCGAACAAACATACGGTGGAGGGCTGTACATAAGCGTAAAGCAAAAGCCAACACGCCGACTGCCATGCACGGTGGAGCCGGTTAAGCTGGATCACAACAGCTGGAAATGTACAGAGGGAGAGGGAGCAAAGCTGCTTGGCTTTGAAGAGGCGCTGGAGAGGAGCAATCTGCGCTATCTTCCATGGGAAGCATACCACGAGTGTGCCCAGCAGCTTTATGGAAGCACAATAACAAACTATCCTGTTAACCTGCTTGGGTTACTTTATCAATACAGCCGGTACCCGGTGCTTACAGAGCGTCTAATAAAAGAGGGCAACGGTGACCTGGTAGCCGAACAGGTGGAGTGGAATTACACAGCCGGTCTGGACTACAAGCAAGTGGTGTCTTACAAGGCTATGCGGCTGACCAAGCCGGAGTACCGCAAATTAAAAACGCAAGACAACATTTGCTGTTCAACACTCAAAGCAACCAAGGCATTGAAAAAATACGGCTGCAAAATGACAGACGAAAATGTCCGCTTTTTTCTTACTTTCCAATACAGCTGGAGTCAGCAGAAATGCTACAAGGCGTTTGATTTTTTGCGGCAATACCTATCTCCGCAAAAGGCGGTGAACTGGGTAAACCGACAGGCAGCGGGAGGATATGGAATGCCAACAAATGTGCTGTCAGATTACAGCGACTATCTGGATCAGTGCAGGCGGTTGGGCCTGGATGTTAACCGTAAAGAGGTCGCCGTACCGCAGAACCTGCGAGATCTGCACCGGCAGTATTCCGAAGAATTGACACACCAAGCTAATGAAAAGAAAGCAAAAGAGCAAGCCGAGCGGGCAAAGAAGTTAGCTAAGGATCTGCCAAAGCTGAAACAAAAATATGCATACGCCAGCAGCGGGCTGTTCATTCGGCCGGCCGAGGGACCGGAGGATCTGCTGAAAGAGGGTTGTGCCCAGCACAACTGTGTGTACTCCTGTTACACGGAAAAATACCTGGACAGAAAGACGGATATACTTTTCGTCCGCAAGCAGTCGGACCCGGATCAATCCTATGTGACCGTTGAGTTCAAAAACGGCGCCGTTATTCAATGCAGAGCGGATCACAACCGACCTGCACCGCCGGATGTGCAGGAGTTCATGCAAGCCTGGCTTGCCTACCTAAAGTCGAACAGAAAAACGAAAGCAGTCAGCTAAGGAGGACTTATGGATAACCAAATCACTACAATGCAAGAAGTAACGCCAACAACACAGAAAGCCTACGACACCCACGCCAGGATCCTGGCCAATGGCCAGGTAATGGCCAGAGCACTGGTAGATGTGTGCCACGATCTTAAGACTATGCGGGATGAGGGTCTATACACGGAGCTGGGCTATGACACATTCGAGGAGTACGCCGAGCAAGCCTGCGGCATTAAGCAGCGGCAAGCCTATTCCTACATATCAGCCTATGAAAAGCTGGGTCAGAAGTATATGGCCGACCACGCCGACCTGGGGATCACCAAGCTGGAGTTGATCTCTCAAATCAGCAGTTATGAGCGTGAGGAATTCCTGGAGGATGTGGACGCAGAAAGCGCTACGGTCCGGGAGCTGAAAGCAGAGGTTGAACGCTACAAAAAGCAGACAGAACAGCTGACCTTTGACCTTGGGCAGGCACAGAGCGAATTAAGCGAAGCACCGGAGCAGGTGGACACCAACGCACTCCGTTCTTCCATTGAGCAGGAAGTTAAAGCCAAGTACAGCGCCCAGCTGGAAGAATTGCAGCAGCGGGCCGACGCAGCGCCGGACCCGGAGGCAATCCGAAAGGAAGCGGAAAAGGAAGCCGCAAAGGAATACAAAGCTAAGTTGGCAACGGCAAAGGCAGACGCCGAGAAGAAAGCCAAAGCCGCTGTAGAAAAGCTGGAGCAGGAAAAGGCAGACCTGAAACGGCAGTTGGACAGCAGTGCCACCAAACTGGACGCCGCTGTTCGGCAAGCCAAGGCAGCTGGCGCCGACACGGATATGGCAGCCTGCCGGGTGTACTTCACCGAGCTGCAACAAACCGCCGCAAAGGTACAGGAGCTGATCGGCAAGATCAATGCCAAGGATCCGGCCACCGGCACCAAACTCTCCGCCGCCGTTATTTCCGTTTTGCAGTCAACTGCAAAGAATTTGGAGGTGGCAGGCACCGAACGCGGAAACGGCGGTTTCGGAAGCACAGGGAGGTGAGCAGGATGTGTATAGCAGCACAAATCATTCTTGTGGCCGGGGCTGTCATTGTTGCATTTTTCGGCGTGATCGGCTTTGGTCCGAACTTTAAGAAATGAGCGGAATAAAAAGCAGGAGGAAAAATGACGAACAACGAAAAGAAGGAATGGCTGCAACGCTATCGGGAGTGCTGGGCGGAGGTTGAGATTACACAACAGGAGATCGAAGAACTAAACAGCCGGGCGCAAAAGATCACGGCTTCCCTCTCTCCCACGCCGGGAGGCGGGCAGCGGGCAGATTTTACCTTGACGGTAGATCGCATTATAGAACTGAAAGAGAAGCTGGACCAACAAGTCCGGCTTGCTCTGTTGCAGCGGGCAGAAATTGAGACTGCTATTGAGCAGGTGCGCAGTCCGTTGCACCGGCGTGTGTTGCGTCGGCGGTATTTGAACGGTGACACTTTTGAGAAGATCGCGGTGGACGAAGATATTACATACAATCACCTGGTCTCTCGCATTCACCCGCAGTCCCTGGATATGCTGGAATGTGAAAAATGAAAAAACCACTATGCAATGCATGTTGATGTTATAGTATGCAGGTTGCCGTCTGTGTTATAGTATAAACTGCCAAACAGATTGAAAGAGCGCTCCAAACGGTGCGCTCTTTGGCTTTTGCTTTTGTGCTTTTCCTTTCTTAAATGCGGTTACTACGAGGCCCATTTTCAGATGTGCTATAATTATGGTGAGCGAAAGGGGGGAAAACAAATACATGCGTAAACGCTCTGAAAAACCTTTAGGCAAGCAGCAGAAGAAAAATCGTGAAGTCCTGAAGTACGAAGAGATCAAGACAGAACTGACCAACATTTCTCCGGCAGAACGCCGGCGCAAACGCATTATGGCTGAGACGGATGTGAAATCCGCATCCAAATTCTTTAATGCGTCTATGGCAGCAGAGTTTTCTTTGATTGCGACTATGACTTCTTGGATCGTTGCACTTCACAATGACTGTAAAGGAGTGATAAGCTATATCGTCCTTGTCGTAGTGATCGTGGCCGCTATCGTTACATCAGTTGCTTTGTTGTTTACTTGGATAAAGAAAAATATCCATCTTGAAAAAACGGTACTAACGCTTGAGATACTGGATGAATTTTTTCCAAATAGCAAACAGAAAAAATAACAGCATATAATCCGTAATTATTACAAAGGAGGTGAGCAGTGTGGGTAAAGAGACCTTAACACCTAAACAAAGGTTGTTCTGTTATGAATATGTGCTCGACCATAATGGGAAACGGTCTTACCAGGCTGCTTACCCGAATTGTAAGGCGCCCGGGAGCGCAGAAAGCCAAGCAAGCCGATTGCTAAGAAATGATAAGGTAAAAAAATTTATCGCTGAGCTGGAAAAGCGAAAGCTGGACAAGTTGGATTTTACCGCAACGGATGTGCTGAACGCACTGTGCTCCATCGGGTTTGCAGAGACGGCAAAGCCGCCGAATACATCTGATCGGGTGAAAGCCCTGGCAGAGCTTCTGCGTCACTTTGAATTGGCCCGAGGGCATGAAGATGAGCAGACGGACGATGGCTTTCTGGAGGCCTTGGAGCAGAAAGCGGGTGAACAGGCATGGGAAGAATAAGCACCTTTCATTTTCAGCCATTCTCCGCCAAGCAGCTCCAGGTGCTCACCTGGTGGTGCAAAACATCACCTGTGAGCGACAAAAACGGAATAATTGCAGACGGCGCTATACGATCCGGTAAGACGGTAAGTATGGCGCTTAGCTATATTCTGTGGGCCATGAGTACCTACAGCGGCATGAATTTTGCCATGTGCGGTAAGACGATCAGCTCCTTTCGCCGGAACGTGCTTTCTTTTCTGCCTGCAATGCTGCAAAGTCGTGGGTATCAGGTGAAATACAGCCGCAGCGACAATGTGCTTGTGGTAACACGGGGTAATACGGAAAACGCATTTTACATTTTCGGGGGCAAGGACGAAAGCAGCCAGGATCTGATCCAGGGTATGACTTTGGCAGGTGTGTTTTTCGATGAGGTGGCTTTAATGCCCCAGTCCTTTGTGCAGCAGGCCACCGCCCGGTGCTCTGTCAGTGGTGCAAAATTCTGGTTCAACTGTAACCCGGATAACCCACACCACTGGTTTTATGAAGAATGGATCCTGCCGGAGAAGCGGCAAGAAAAGCGAATACTCTACCTCCACTTTACGATGGACGACAATTTGTCCTTAACAGAGGAGGTCAAAGCCCGGTACAGAACGATGTATGCGGGCGTTTTTTATGCCCGGTACATTCTGGGCGAATGGAAAGTGGCAGAGGGCCTGATCTACGATATGTTTGACGAAAGGCGGCACTGTATTCCGCTGCCGCCGGATAACGAACTGCAAGGTTCTGCCTATATCAGTGTGGACTACGGTACGCTAAACCCTACGGTGTTCCTGATGTGGCGCAAATACCATGGCAAATGGCTATGCACCAAGGAATATTACTATTCCGGGCGAGAGAACCATAAACAAAGAACGGACGCAGAGTATGCGGACGAGATGATGGCCTTTATCGGCGATACGCCGTATACCTGCGTAGTGGTTGACCCTTCGGCGGCCTCTTTCATTACAGAACTGCAAAGGCGGGGGCTCAAGGTATTAAAGGCGGATAACGCGGTGCTGGATGGAATCCGTACCGTATGTACGCTATTGCAGCGGGCAGATCTGCTGTTCAGTAAGGACTGCACCCGTACCATTGCAGAATTTTACGCCTACCGTTGGTACGACAAAGCGGCGGAGGCGGGCCGGGACGAACCGGTCAAACAGGACGACCACGCTATGGACGCTATGCGTTACTTTGTAAGCACGGCGCTGGGGCGGATCGTAACAAGGAGGAAATAGGATGATACTTTACATGAACCGGCGGGATGTGCCGAACCTGGACCGGGGCGAGTTGCCTTCTGCGGTGATCGATTATGTGATCGGTAAAGCAAATAAATATGAAAGACGGTGTCGCGCCCTATATGGTCGGTATATCGGTGTTCCACAGCTTCACCGTGGAGATGAAGAGGATGATGTGCGGGCGGAGGCCAACTATGCCAAGTATATCGTAGATATTATTCGCGGCTACTTCCTAAGTGAGCCGGTAAAGTACGATTGCAACGACCGGGACAAGAAAGACAGTCAGGCGCAGCTTTCCCTGGTGTCTACGGTTGAGGCCAAGCTGGATCGGCAAAACGGCACCCTGGTTCGCCACAACGCTGTGGATGAGGACAAAGACGGTCTTTGCGATTTGTGCGGAAAGAAGATTGACATTTCCGCCGTTATGGCGGCCTACCATAGTCAGAATATTGCTACCGTAGATCAACGAAACGGAAAGGCCATGGGTATATATGGCGAAAGCTGTGAGCTGCTATATGCCAGCACAGAGGAACAGCCACGCCCGCGATCCGCAGTGTATGCGCCGGATCAGATCGTGCTGGTGCAAGATGATACTGTAGAGCACAAGGATCTGTTTGCGCTGTGGTTTGAGCAGCGGGAACGCACAGATCGCAGCCGGTACTATGCGGTAACAGTCTATACGGCTACCCAGTATCAGCAGTACGAAAGCACCTCGCTGGATAAAGAAAATTATGTGTACAACCCGGTGGGTGCACCGGTGCCACACTTCTTTGATGAGGTGCCGGTGGTGTGTTATGAGAACAACGAGGAGAGACAAGGCGACTTTGAGCAGGTGGCCAACCTGATAGACGCCCGCAATGAGCTGCTGTCCGATCGTCTGACAGACAAGCGCAAGTTTGTCAATTCTATTTTAGCTGCTTATGGTGCGGTATTGCCGCCGGAGACGATGGCAGCCGCAAAGCAGGATCACTTTGTAGATGGTATTCCACAGGACGCCCGGTTGGAATATGTGCAAAAGACCTTTGATGAGAACGCATTAAAGGTGCTGGACGATACCTTGGTATCGGATATTCACAAGATGACCCTAACCCCGGATATGACAGACCAGGCCTTTGCCGGTAATGCCAGCGGCGTGGCGTTAAAGCTCAAGCTGCTTGCCCTGCACCTGCTGGTAAAAAGCAAGATGAGCGCCATGGAGGCGGGGCTGAAAAAGCGCTGGACCTTATACAACAACTGGCTGGCCCATAACGGTATAGACCCGGTGTCCGTAGATGATGTGGATATGGTGTTTACTGTGGCGCTGCCCATTGATGAGGCGCAGATTGTCTCTATGGTGTGCACCTTGAAGAATGCCGGACTGGTTGACGATCAGACGCTGCTGTCCCTGCTATGGTTTGTTAAGGACCCGGCGGAAGCCGTGGAGAACATGAAACAGCAAAAGCAGGAGAACCAGCAGCAGTATATGGACAGCTTTGCCCCAAAGACTGAGGACAAGGACGAGGACGAAGAGAAAGACACGGCAGGCCGGCAGAAAGACGAAGAAAAGGACGCTTAATCTATGAAGGCAGCAGAGTATTGGAAAAGGCGAACGGTTGACCTGGAGCACCTGCTGCAAGCGCGCACCACCGCTACGATGGTGGAGGTCAACCGTATGTATGCCCAGGGTGTGGATCAGATCAACGCACAAATTGAGCGTATTCTCCGCCGGTATGTAAAGAACGGCCAAATCAGCCAAGCCTATGCCTTGCAGCTGCTCAGCGCAGGACAAACCGCACAGGAGCGGGAGCGGCTGCTGGAACAGCTGCAGCAGACCAAGGAGCCACAGGCACGGCGGGAGTTGATCACTATGCTGGACGCACCGGCCTATGCGGACCGTATCAGCCGTTTGCAGGCTTTACAGAACGCTATTCGTGCGGAAGCCGTAGCCATGGGCGTGCGGGAGGAACGGCTGGCGAAAGCGCGACTGACAGATACACTCAAACAAGCATACTACCGCACTATATTTAACGACCAAAAGCGTAATGGTCTATATGACTTTCGCTTGATCAGTGACCGCCGTGTACAGGCCGCACTTACCCATAAGTGGAGTGGCAAAAACTATTCCGATCGTGTGTGGAAGAACAACGCCGCCTTTTGCAAGCGCTTGCAGCGCACGATCGAGGTGGGTTGTATGACGGGTATGACCCTGCACGATATGGAGGAGCGGCTGCTGGAGGACTGCATAGGTGCAGACAGCGACAGCGGGCAACGCTATTGTGCCAGCCGCCTGATCCGTACCGAGGTCAATCACTTCTCCAATCAGGGCTTTTTAGAGGGCTATAAAGCAGCGGGCATTACCCGGTATTGGTTTATGGCTACTCTGGATTTGCGCACCTCCGCCGTCTGCCGCCAGCTGGACGGCAAGTCCTTTTTGGTGGAAGAGGCAAAAGCAGGCGAGAACCTGCCGCCTATGCACCCTTTCTGCCGCAGTATTACCGTGCCGGTGACCAATAACCGCACAGGCACCCGCTGGGCAAGGGACCCGGTGACAGGACAGTCTATGACCGTACCGGCAGATATGACCTATAGCCAGTGGTATGAAAAGTATGTGGAGAAGAATGGCGGCGTTATTCGTGGCGCAAGAGGCGTAGATGAACCGGCCGTAGAGGAACAGGCGGAAGCTGTATATCTTGGCCAAATCAATCCGCAGTCTGAGCAGGAACGCAATGCCTATGTGGATCGGTTTATTACACAGTACGAGCGTGCCGACGAGGAGCACATGCTGGTCATTGACCGCACCGGCAAAGTGTATTCCGTTACCAGTCACCAGCCGGATTATATCGACTTAACCGGCGTTGACATTTCCATGAAAGGCAGTTACAATATACATAATCACCCGGCGGATCAAACGCAGTTTTCATTCAGCGATGACGCAGATATTCCAAACATGATTGCCGACGGCACCGGCGTGATGGAAGCCTTTGACCATAAATACCGCTACCGTTTGGAGCAGATGGACGGTGTGACGCTGGAAGAGTGGGAAGAGGCAAAAGAACAGGCGAAAGACGAAGTAACCCATGTGATGGACGCTCGTGGCCTAAGTTTTTCTGAATATGAAGAAAATGCCAAACACATACTAATAGAAGGAGCTTGCCGTGTTTTAGGAAAAGGAGTGTACACCCGATGGAAAAGATAGATCTTGAACGGTCGAAAAAAGAGGAGCTTTCAGCTCTCGGCAAGTATTATTCGCAGCGTAGTGAAGCAATTCTCAAGGAGTGGAGAAACACATTCCCGGAAGGAAGCCGTTATAGACACTGCAACACGCCGGAAATGAAAGCTTTAGAAGCCGAACTGAAACGCCGATATTTTGAGATACAAGAGAAGTATAAGACGCTCCGAGAGAAACAAGAAAAGCAATAAATAACCCAAAGTGAGCAGAGCTGCTATGCAGCCCTGCTCTTTTTATACCCATTTACAGGCAATGCCTGTGGGAATATATCATTTAACGAACCGGCAGCGTACGGTTTGGGAAAGGAGTCAGCAATGACAAAACAGTATGCCGAGATGGAAAACAGCAGAGAACAGAGCCGGGTGTGCGCACGCCTGCCGCTGAACCTCCAGCTGTTTGCCGAAGATACCGGCGAAAATGGAGCAGACACCAACGCAGAGGGGGCAGCGGGCGACACCGACGCCAACTCCGATGGGGGCAACACCACTCCGACTTTTGACGAACTGCTGAAAGACAAAAAATTCCAAAGTGAATTTGACAGCAGGGTCAGCAAGGCGCTTGCCACGGCCAGAGCCAAGTGGGAGGAAAGCGCCAAGGAACAGGCGGACGAAGCAAAGAAGCTGTCCAACATGAACAAGGAGGAGCGGGAGCGGTACAACCTGGACAAGGACCGCCAAGCCTTTGAGCAGGAAAAAGCGGCCTTTGCCAAAAAGCAGCTGGAAACAGCTGTGGCGGCAGAGCTGCTCCAGCGCAAGCTGCCTGCGCAGTTTGCGGCATTCTTGACCGGGAGTGACGCGGAAGCCTCTCAAAAGAATTTGGAAGCCTTTGACACCGCATTTCAAGAGGCAGTACAGGCCGCCACAACCGCCAACCTGCGGGGCAAGGACTTGCCGCCGGCGGGTAAGGAAGCAGCGGGCGACAATGTACCGCCCACAGACTTCCGCGCCTATGAGGCGTGGAGAAAACAGAACGGCTAATAGGAGGAATAAGAAATGCCGAATACGATTTTAACACCCAATGTCATTGCCAATGAGGCACTGATGGTACTGAAAAACAACCTGGTGATGGCTAACCTGGTCCACCGGGACTATGAGAACGAATTTGTGAAGGTTGGCGACACGGTTACCGCACGCCGTCCCAGCAAATTTGTGGCCAAGAACTTTACCGGCGCTGTGGATCCCCAGGATCTGAACGAAGGCGGTGTACCCGTGAAGATGGACCGGCTGCGCGATGTGACTGTGCAGATCACCTCTAAGGAGATGAGCCTGGACCTGCGGGACTTCTCTGCACAGGTGATTGAGCCGGCCATGTTGGCCATTGCCAACGCTGTGGACGCCGATGTGCTGGCTACCGCTGTAGAGGGCGCAGGTCGCACCGTGACCGCCTCTGATGAGAGCGCAGCCAAGCCCATCAAGGATATTGCCAAGGTGGGCAGCCTGCTGGACTTTGCCGGTGTGCCGGTACAGAACCGCCGCCTGGTACTGAACCCCTCTCACAAGGTGCTCTATGCAACGGACGACAATATGTCTAAGGTGTCCTATGCCGGCGATGGTACTGCCCTGCGTGAGGCAGAGCTGGGCAAGGTGTACACCATGGATACCTATATGAGCCAGAATGCACCGTATCCCTTTGGTTATTTGGATAATGCCGTAGGCACCGCCAAGTCCTTTAAGGTTAGCGGTACTGCAGGTGCCAGCACTGTGGCGCTGTCTTCCGTGACCGCAGCCTCTGCGACCGTGAAGAAGGGCGACTGCTTTATTGTGGACGGCTATGTGTACCATTTTGCCGCAGACGCTACGGCTGCCAGCGGCGCGGTGGCCGAGGTGGCTATTGACCAGCCCTTGCACGCTACACTGTCTGGAAAGGACGCCACTGTGATCTCTGCGCCTACATCAGTAGGGTTCCACCGCAACGGCGTGGCACTGGTGACCCGTCCTATGGATCTGCCGATGGGTAACAAGAACGCCTATGTGGCTTCTGCGGACGGCCTGGGTGTGCGTGTGGTCTTTGACTACGACAGCACCCACAAGATCGACACCGTGTCCTTTGATATTCTGTACGGCGTGACCACGCTGGACAAGAATATGATCGTCAAGGTGCAGGGCTAAGCCCGGGGAGGTACAAATGGAAAAGGTAACCGTTGTACAGGGCAAGACCCAAGTGGTCATTGATCGGAGTTGTCTGCCGGCTTATTTGAATGCCGGTTGGCAGCTGCAAGAAAAAGAGGATGCAAAAAAGGGCGCCAAATAAGGCGCCTTTTCTTATGGGGTGATATGTTTGACTGATGAGATGAAAAACAAGGCTCTGCGGCTGCTGCGGGCCGCTGCCGGGCGATATGACAAGATATGCGAGACCTGGTACGCACACGCCGGTGAAGAGCTGGATTTACAGCTGTTTTTGGATATGGCAGAGGACGATTGCCTGACCTATTTGGGCACGCAAGAGCTGCCGCCGGTGGTAACGGCCACCACACTGGCCAAACTGGCCTTTGTGCACCTGAACTGCTTTATACAGGATCGGGATTACGGTGTAAAGAGTGCGTCCTATACAGAGGGCAGCGTATCTATGAGCGAGACCTATACCACCCCTGCGGAGCAGGAGACAGCCATTGCCGACCTGCTCCAGCCGTACAACAGATACAGGGAGGTGCACACCGGTGAAAGCAAAAACGCCTAAGTCGTGGACTGTAAAATCAAGGATTTTTTCCGCAGTAACACAAAGAGACAGTACCTACGACTTTGAGCAGAGCACATACAGTGCTACACCTGCCGTTTTGTATTTGTGCTGGCAGCCGGTATCTGCTTCTGCCCCTATTGAGGAGCGGGGGCGGGTGCTGTCTGCCGGGTATCAAGCCGTGTTGTATGACCCCGTGGGCGTGCGGCCCGGCGACCTGGTACAGGTAGAGGGTATTGGCTGGCTGGAGGTGGAGACCGTGCAGCATTTTCTGCACCATAGGCTGCTGACGGCCAACGCAACAGAAAGGAGGGCGACGGTTGGAAACGCAGATTGAAAACCTGGGAGCCTATGCCTCTGCCATTGAGCAAAGCGCCAATAGACTGCTGAATCAGCTGGAACGGCAAATGCTGCAGGACGCAGAGGATATGGCCGGCCGCCAGCGGAGCAAGTGCCCGGAGGATACCGGGTTGCTGCGGGAATCTATCGCCGCTTTTTGCGAGCGTAACGGAGACAGCGTAACCGCAGGCAGTCGTACCAATATGCAGTATGCGGCCTATGTGGAATTCGGAACCGGGCCTGTGGGTGACGAAAAGGGTACACCGCTGGACAGTGAGCTGGGTATTGTGCGCAAGCACGAGCCTTGGACTGCGTATATACCCGGCTACGGATTTCGCAGGTTGAAAGGCCGCTTGCCGGCGCTCTTTATGTATAACGGCATGCAGGAAATGCAGCCGGTGATTGCAGAGCATTATGGCACAGCTATACAGGAGGCGATCAAGTGAAAAACTACCGTGCAGTGATCCGGGATACCTTAAAATCCGTACAGTCGGACATTCCCTATGACATTAAGATGGCATTTCCGGAGAGCAAACCGGCAGGTAACCTGATCACATTTTATGAGATTACCAATACAGGCACGGAACTGGCGTGCGTAGATGTGATCGCCTATCAGGTGGATCTGTGGTTTATGACCTTGCCGGACCTGTTGGAATTGACGGAAAAGGTAGACGAGGCTTTGACCTCGCTGGGCCTGATCCGGCAATTTGCGTCCTCGGACGCACTGTTACATGACCCCAGCGGTTATTTGCGCAAATCATTGCGTTACGGCCGTCGGGTTGATACAAGAACCAATCGACTGATAGATTAAGGAGGATTTTATATGAACGAAACAAAGCCGGAACGCGGTCTTGCGTCCAAAGGCATTGAGGTATATCCCAACTATACCGGCTCCACAGCCAAGTGCCTGAACTACGCCACCCAAATCGGCGATCTGACCAAGGGCGAACGGGAAGAACTGGACGCCACTTGCTATGACGATGATGTGGAACACAGCATTACCGGTATTCGCAAGAAAGCAGACGCCTTTGAGGTGACTTTTCTGTACAACGCAAAGGACGCCACATCGGATTATCGGGTGCTGGCAGCTTTGGAGGACGCCGGTGTGTCCGTACCCATTATGGTTAAGCTGCCGGACGGCACCAAGTTTAACAACTCTGGTGTGCCCAGCCTGACGATTAAGGGACCGGGCGTAAACAGCCTGGTGGAGGCTACTGTCTCTTACAAGCTGGACGGCGACTGGAGCAGAGAGTTCCCCGCCGCGTAAATCGATTATTCGGGAGGCGGGAGACCGTCTCCCTCATTTTTAGGAGGTAAGCAATGAATAATCAGCATACTGTAACCAGAACATACGATTTGCAGTTGACTGCAAACGAGACGGTGCACTTGCGCCTGACCGTGGCTGCCCAGCTGCGACTGAAAAATAGATTTAAGGAGGACGCCCTGGATGTAATCCTGAGCGCTTCCAGTGATCCGGAGCGGCTGCTGGCTGTGCTGGATGAGGCACTGCATTTTAACGATGATCCCAACGGCGATCTGACCGGTGAGGCGTTGTATGACGCGCTGGTGGATAGCGGCGTTAGCGGCGTGGACGCATTTTCAAGCATTCTCTTTCAGCTGGCCAATGTGTCCGGTCTACTGAGCGATACGCAGGCCGAGAAGCTCTCCGCCGGCATTGAAAAGATGGTCAACGCTGCGTTTGACGGCGTGGAGAAGTCCACAGAGAGTGAGGATAAGCCGTCCACTTCCTTTCGGGAGTAATTACTGCACAACGGAGGATATGATCCTGGAGGCCAACGCTTATGGCTTGTCGTTCTCCGTTATTCTCGCCATGACCTATGGAGAACTAAAGCGTTACATTCTGTTCCATCGTGATTTTGAGAAAAGGCAGTATCAAAACCTGTCACAAATCGCTTATATCCAAGCCGGGGTTATCGCCGCTGCGGTTGCCGGGGAGGATGTGGGCGCAGTGTATGACCTTTTCCCCTATTGGACAGAGAATGATGTGCTGGATATTCAAGCGGCCAAAGCAATGGCCTACTTTGATCAGTTTTAACGATTGAAAAACAAGAAAAGGAGGTGATTTTGTGGATCAGGAATTGGTAACACGATTTACTGCGGATATTAGCCAGTACAAAAAGAGCATGGCCTCTCTCCAAGCCGAGCTGAAGCAGCTGTCCGGCGTGACGGATAAAATTAAGACGGTGACTGCCAAGGCAATGTCTTCCGCCTCTTCTGATACAAGGAAGATGGGAAAGCAGGTGGATACGCTTATTAAGAGCCAAGAGCGCAATGTGCAGGCCGCTATGAGCAGTGCTGCGAAAATATCCGAGTATACGGCAAAAGCCAGACAGCTGAAAGATCAGCTGCACAGCCAGGACGAAACATACAAGCAGTTGTCCAGCCGCTTAAAAGAGGTAACAGCCACTTACCGGGCACAGCAGGAGTTTTTGAAGTCCTATAAGAACGGCATCGCCGGTGTAAGCAGTCAGTATCAGGAGATGGTAGACTGGATCCACAAAATGGAAACAGCGTCGACCAGCGGCATGACGATCAATCAGATTGAACAGCAGCGGGCGGCTATCAATCGTATAAAGAACGATTTAGAAGTCTTTGACAGCGAGCTGAAAGAGGTTGGCCTGAATCCGAATAATTTAAGAACGGATACGCTGGACAAGCTGAAAAATGAAATCCGCAAAACCTCTTCGCAGATTCTCAAAGCGAAGAGTGCAATGGCACAGACCACGGGACAGATCAACAAAACCAATGCGGATATAGCAACGGAAAGCAACCGCTTTTCCAACTTGAAATCGTCCATATCCAGAAACGCGCCGGCACTTAAGAGCATGAGCAAGCAGCTTAAGCAAACCGGCGATGTTTCTGCTGCCGGAAAGTTGAAAAAAGGCTTTTCCGGCTTAAAGGGCGTTTTCGGCAATATTGGGTCTGCAGCGGGCGCTGCCTTTGGCAAGGTGCGCGATCATTTAAAGAATGTGCGCAGCTCATCCGGAGGTGCCGGAAAATCCTTACTGGGTGTTGTTAAGTCGATCCGCCGAATCGGAGCGGTATCGTTAGGTCTTAATGTGTGTAAAAACATTTTCGGCGAGCTGCGCTCGGTGATCACCGGATATTTAAGTCAGAACGAGGCTCTGAATAACCGTGTGGAAGCCTTGAAAAATGCTTTTGCAAATGCTTTGGCACCGGCCATCAATGTGGTTGTGGGGCTGTTCGAAAAGCTCATGCCCTATGCCATGAGTGTTGCCAATGCCATTAGTGGGTTGCTTTCATCTGTGGGGATTGCTTCGCAGGTAAATGCCACGGCCACCGCTGTGGGCAAGACCACAAAAGAGACGAAAAAGCTGTCTCAAGCGCAGAAAGAACTGTACGGATTTGACCAAATCACTAAGGTTAGTGATGATCAGCAAGACAGTAGTTCGTCCGGCGCGTCTACAGCCAATACGCCGGCAGCGTCCGACAAGTTCTCCGCTTATTTGGAGAAAATCAAGAACCTGTGGAAAAGCTGCGACTTTGAGGGAATCGGCGAACAAATCGCCGGTTCTTGTAATAAGATTATTAGCAAGATCAATGCACTGGACTGGAAAGGCATACAGGACAAAGTCAACGGCGCTGTCAGCGGTATTGCCAAGAGCCTAAACGGCTTCATCCGTGACTTCGACTGGGAGGGTGCCGGACAAATTGTTGGTAACGGTGTGAACACCGTCTTTGGTGCACTGGACACCTTCCTGACCACATTCGATTTTGTAGCTCTTGGCGCAGGCTTTGCTAAAAACCTGAACGGTATATTCAACACCATTGACTGGGGACAGGTGGCAAAGACTCTGTCCGATGCAATCAGCGGTGTATTCAAGACCATTGCAGGCTTTCTGGAAAATTTGGACTGGCGAGGGCTGGCTACGGCGCTGGAAAACTTCATAGGCGGTATTGATTTTGGTGGAATGGCAAGCGCTCTGTTTGAATCGCTTGGTGCAGCTTTAGGCGGCCTGTGTGCATTCCTGGGACAGCTTATCTCTGACGCTGTGTCCGGTATACAGTCCTATTTTGGCGACAAGATCAAAGAAGCCGGCGGCAATGTGGCCCAGGGCATTTGGGACGGCATCATTGACGGCATTGGAGATGCATGGAAGTGGGTTAAGGAACACATTTTCCAACCGTTTATCAATGGTTTCCAAAAAGCGTTTGAGATCAAATCGCCGTCTAAGGTTATGAAAAAGCAGGGCGGCTTTATTTCCCAAGGTCTGTTTGACGGTATCGGCGATCTGTGGAAAAAGGTCAGCCAAAAATTCAAAGGATTTAAGGACGGCGTTGTTAATTTCTTTACCGGGAAAAATGGCGTTGTATCAAAAGTCACCGGCCTTGGCGGTAAGATCGTGACCGGCTTAAAGAACGGCCTGAAGAATTTGAAAGCCACCTTTACCAATGCGTTCAAAGGCCCCTTAAACGGTGTGATCAAACTGGTCAACAATATGGTTGGCAAGATCAATGACAAGCTGCTGATTAGCGTTGGCAGCACACTGTCTAATGTGCTCAGCGCCCTGGGCGTGAGCGTGACCAACGGCCAGTACCAGTTGTTTTCTATACCCACTATCCCAGAGCTGGAAAAGGGCGGCGTGCTGAAAAAAGGCCAGGTCGGTCTGCTGGAAGGTAAAGGCGCCGAGGCTGTTGTGCCTTTGGAGCGAAACACCCAGTGGATCAGCAAGGTAGCTGCAATGATGGTGCAAATGCTGGGTAGCAGCGGGCAGGCGGTCAATGTAACGATCCCGGTATATGTGGGCGGTAAACATTTAAGCACGGTGGTGCTGGACGATGTGAACCAAACAGAAAAGAAAGGCCGTGACCCAGTTACGGCCACAGCGTAAGGAGGGACGGTATGCCACTATATATTGACGGCACAAAAATGCCAAACCCATCATTCAATGCCATATCCTGTTCAGATGAAAAGGTGTGGTCCTCTAACACGGGCCGCTCCAAGTCGGCTTATATGAACGGCAGTATCGTTCAGGTCAAAAAAACAAGGCAGTTGTCCTTTCCGCCCTTGACCCGGGCGGAGCTGGACAAGCTAAACGGCGTGATCAACAATGCGAGTAAGCCCTGGCATTCCATTAAACTGGAGGATACTTCCGGGAATACGGTGTTTTCGTTCAACTGCTACTTTGGTACGCCCAGTTGGACAGCCTATTCAGGTGCCAGGGATTGCCGGTATTTCATCAACTACAAAGTAGACGCCATCGAGCGCTAAAGGAGTATTTTATGTACAAGACAAGCACAGCGTTTAACCAAGCCATCAAAAACGGGGAACGGATCTATGTGAAGGTTAAATGTGGCAATTTCGTTTTTGGCTACAACGATGAGACGGATCCTGCCAGCCCCAAGGAGCAGAATAACATTATGGAACTGAATATTGACCGCAGTATCAGCCATGACGATTACGCGCTGGCAAAGTCCTACGCTTGTGGGTGTAACTGCGTTCTGTGGGCTGTGCCCGCCGGTGCCGTGCTTCGCGAGCAGAAAACCGTGGTGTACTTTGGCTGTATGGTCAACGGTGCAGTGGAGTGGGTGCCAATGGGCGTGTTTTATCCGGAAAAGGTCACTCGGTCCGGCGAATGTACCACTTTGGAAATGTACGACCACATGTATGATCTTTCTATGCCGTATTCTGCCGCCATCAGCGGTCAGCAGACCCCTTTGGCAATCTTAAAAGACCTGGCACGCCAGGGTAACTTTGAGTTGGCTGCCGGCGTGGAGAGCAAGGTCTCCGGCTTTGGCACGGTAGATGTTTCTTTGCTCTGCGGTATGGAAACAGACGAGGACGGCAAGCAGCAGGTCACTGCCTATAATGTGAATGATGCCATCGGTTATGTGGCTGGGTTCTGCGGCTGTGCTGCCGTCTTTGATCGAGAAGGCAAGTTGCGAGTAGATACTTTCGCCCAGGTATATGATGGTACGGCAGAATACGCGGTGACAGATGACACGGTCACAGAGGTTTCACTGGCAGAGACGGACAAAACCTACCAGGGGATCAGTTGCAACAATGGGAATAAGAATATTCTTGCACCAGATAGTCTGTCGGTCAACAGCGAGGTGCTGTATTTCGACAACCCACTGATCACCACCCAGGCCCAAGCGGAAAAAGTATTTAACGCTGTATCTGATATGATCTACATAGATGATGGCGACCAGGGTGAGACTGTATTTGACCTGGGCATACAGTACCGACCGGGAAGTATGACATTGCTCACGGCCAATCCGGCGCTGGATAGTTTCGATGTGATCACTTACCGGGATGATACCGGCGATCACCATATCCCCTTGATGGGTGTGGAGTATGATTATGATGGCTCCGTCACTATGGATGTGGCCGCCCATGCCCGTTCAGAACAGGAGGGCAGCTCTGCCGGAAGCATTCTTTCTCGCATGATCTCTAAGGCTATGCAGCAGGTCACAGCGCCGTTGGCGCAGCGCATTCAGGACGCCACGGATTCTATCACGAACGCAGTGGGCGGTTACGCTGCTTTGATCGACCGAGACGGCGATGGTGTGTCAGACGCGCTTTATATCGGAGAGTACCCGGCAGCGGAGGGCAAGACCAAAGGACGCTGCCTGCTGCTGAATAAGAACGGCATGGCTGTTTCTACCACCGGACTGCAAGGCCCCTTTAAGGACTTTGCGGTGTACTACAACAAAAAAACCAACCAGTATTACCTGAATGCTACGGACATTTCAGCCGGTAGGCTCTCCGGTATTGAGATCCTTGCGGATAAAGGCACGATCGCCGGGTGGAACATAGACGAAGACGCTTTGTATTGCGATGTGGGAAATAATCGCGCATATTTCCAAAAGCCGTCAAAGAACAGCGACTGGGTTCTATCTGTGCAAAAAAAGAATTCGGACGGCTCTTACACAGGCGTATGGGGTGTAACAATGGCTGGTAATATGTGGTGCAACGGTTCATTGAATGTTGCTGGTCAAACAACATTTGATACGGATGTTACTTTCCACAAGAAAATTTATGACTTTTCTGGTTGCGAAATCATCAATGCAGCTTCTGGTGGTAGTTCGTTAGTTGTTGGTTATGGTCAATACGACAAAAAATTGAAAACATATTTGGAAGGTGGAACGATATATCTTCGCCATAATGGTGGTGGAGTAGAGATCCAAAACAGAACCGCGACGCGCTTCAAACTGTGTTCATTGAATTGGTCCCTTGATGGATCAGAAGCTGTACGAGATACGATCGAATCTGCTGGTGGATTTGTATTAAGTGCAAATGGCGGGGACAATCGGTTGTATTTATTTGGAAGCAGTATTTATCTTAACAGTAATACGACTGTTAATGGCAATGTAGTAGCGCGTGGCGATGTGAAGCTCAATTTCAAAGCGGTCAGCGGAACGGTTCCCTTAGTGGTCAACACCAGCGGTGTTATTACAACTGCCAGTTCATCGGAACGGTACAAGGAGAACATCAAACCGGTAGAAGACGCTGTGCTGGATCCGAGCGGTCTTTACGATGTACAGGTGTGCCAGTACAATTACAAGCCGGAATACAAGAACAACGAGCTGGTCAGCGGTACGCAGATCGGTGTTATCGCCGAGGATCTGGACAAGCATTACCCCAACGCCGTGATCTATGACAGCGAGGGTAGACCTGAAAGTTGGCAAGACCGTATCATGATCCCGGCAATGCTTAAGCTCATCCAAGATCAAAAGAAGCAGCTGGACGCTTTGCAAGCCGAAGTGGACGCGCTGAAAGCAAAATTGCAATAAACAGCAAAGCGGCTGTTCCGCACAGGAACAGCCGCTTTAGAGCTATTAGTCAATATATATTCTTGGAGTGGATTTATCGCCCTTTTTGAAATAGAAATGCCTGCCGCTTTCATCGACATATATTTCTTCTAACGGATCGTCTCGAGAAGAAGCTGTGTCCCAGTAATATCCATCGTCAGAAGGTATGGGATCAAAGTGCGCGTCAGCAGGACGCTTCGGCACCGTTGATTCGGTTGTTTCTCTTATTGCGTCTGGGGCTACTGTGCCATTCCTTTCGGTGCGATACACTACTTGCGGTTGCGTGGTAGTATGTTTCTTCTTTTTCTTCTTAGTGGTTGTGGGCTTTGTAGTTGTTGTGGTTGCGGTCGCCTCTGTGGCTGCCGGTTCTGTAGTAGTCTCTGTGGGCTGTGTAGTGACACCAGCCAGCGCACTGGATACAGCGTGATCTACCAGACTGGCTGTCTCCTGATCATGCACTCGATCATAGTGCACCCACACACCGATACCGACCCCCACCGCCACTACAACGGTCACAACAAGGATCCACACTTTGGCCTTAGACTTCATCTTCATCTCTCCTTTCACTCCCCACCATACCACACTTCCCCGCAGATTGCAAGAAAACAGGAGGTGATTCCCATGTAAAATACAAATTGCAGTCAACTGCAAACGGCGGCTTAGGCACGCTGTTTTTTTATGTCAAAAAGGAGGATTTTATGCAGACATTAAATATTAAGGTCACCCAGCAGGCGGTGATCTTACAAAACAAAGACCCGGTGACAGCTGAGAATGTCAATCAGATCCGCTGTGTGGTAGAGCTGGATCCGGCATACGCCGATCTGGTCGTGCGGGTGTGCATGAATGGCCAGTTTGCCACTGTGGTGGATGGACAGTGTTTCGCCCCGCCGCTGCAAGAGGGAATGTGCCGCCTGGGCGTTTACGGCTATGCTATGGACGGTGAGCAGTTGGTGCAGCGTATAAGCCCGGAGCCGTGCGTGTTTTATGTACGCCCAGGTTCTTATGACGCGGCGGCTGTGGAGGCAGACGCGCCTGATCCAACGGAGTTGGAGTCTTATTACGCCAAGGTGCAGGCTCTGCTCAAGGATATTGGTAAGGGTGTGAATGGCACCACTTATACGCCCAGTGTGTCCGCAGCGGGGGAGATCAGCTGGACCAATGACGGCGGGAAGGACAACCCGGAACCGGTGAACATTAAAGGCCCAAAGGGTGACACGGGTCCCCAGGGCGCTCCTGGTAAAGATGGAGAGCGAGGACCGCAGGGCGAACCGGGAAAAGATGGTGCAGTGGGTCCACAGGGTGTTCCTGGCACGGACGGCAAAGACGGAGCGCCAGGCGCAGATGGTGCGCCCGGTAAAGATGGTACGGACGGTCGCGGTATCAATACCGCGTGGGTGAATGACAATGGAGAGCTGCAACTGGAGTATTCTGACGGCGAAGAGGATAACTTGGGTAATGTTAAGGGACCGCGTGGTGCAAAGGGCGCAAAGGGCGACACCGGTGCACAAGGACCTGCCGGTGCGGATGGCATTGGTATCACCGATGCACAGATCACAGAAGCCGGAGAGCTACAGATCACTTACACAGACGGTACCACTGTGCTTCTGGGTGAGGTCGTAGGCCCCAAGGGCGATACAGGCGCCGCAGGCAAAGATGGCGTGAATGGTAATGATGGTGCCAAAGGCGACAAGGGAGACAAGGGAGATAAGGGGGATAAGGGGGATCCCGGTGAACCCGGCGCATCTGGTGTTGAAACCTGGGAGACCGTGTTCACCAAGACCTTTGACGAGGACACCACGGCCAACCAGCAGTGGAACCTTACCAAGCCCTGTCGCAAGATCAGACTGCGCATGGCGGTGGCGGGCAGTGCTTCTAATTCAGCGGCCGGTGATACCACTGTGTATCTGAATTCCTACACCTCCAAGTGCTTCCTGCCGAATGTGTTCCGGTATGAGACGGACGCGGCGAAAGGCGCTTTTGCCATTGCGGATGTAGAAATGACCGGCGATATGGTGCGGGTACAAACTAACAAAAGTAACATCGCAAGCAACTTCAACGCAACCAGCTCCATGACCGGCGGTTCCATTTGGAACGCCAGCGGAATTACCTTCAACATTTTCAGGGATGTGGAAAACCATGGTGCCATCAAGGCGTTGTCGTTCCCAACGAACGGCAAGACGATCGGAGCGGGCACCCAGGTGGAAGTGTTGGGGGTGGCAAAATGAATGTAGAAACAGAAAGCCGCATTGCGTTTTTGAAGGCCGAGCTGGCGGAGACAGATTATCTGTGTTTGAAATATACCGATGGCGCTTTGTCCGAGGAGGAGTACGCACCAATCCGCCGGCAGCGGGCTGCGTATCGTGCGGAGATCAACGCCCTGCAAGGGGGTGATAGCCATGAGTGACGCTATAATCGTAGCTATTGTGTCCGGTGTGTTTTCCCTGGCAGGATATTTATTTGGCAATTATAAGAGTCAAAGCAAGACCTTGTACCGAATAGATCAGCTGGAAAAAAAGCAGGACAAACATAATACGCTGATTGAGCGTATGTACAATGTTGAGGATCGCATACATGTGCTTGAGAATAAGCAAGCTGTTGCGGATCATAGAATTAAAGATTTGGAGGACAACAAAAAATGAAAGTGACAACCGGAACGATTGCACGCACCGCTGTACTGGTGGTGTCGCTGCTGAATGTACTCTTGAACGCCTTTGGCAAGAACCCCTTGCCGTTCAGTGACGATGAGGTGTACACTGCTGTGTCAACGGTGGTGGCCGTGGTGGCTTCCCTTGCCGCCTGGTGGAAGAACAACAGCTTTACCAAGGCTGCACTAAAGGCGGACGAAACCCTGGCGCTGGAGCGGACGGAGACGGCAGAAAGCGAGGCGGTCAGCCATGAGTAAGCTGTATTACTGCCGACAGACCACTGAAAAGTGTAAATCTATCAGATACCCCAGCAAGGCTCATCTCTATAAGTACGGCACCAGCGGCTGTATTTACACCAGTGGCTGCGGGGTGTGCGCAAGCTTGATGGTGCTGCACAACTTCGGCTTTACAGGCTTGGACACGGCAGCCTGGACACAGAAGTGCCTGGTTATGGGTGCACGCAGCGCAGAGGGAACGGATATGGACACCATTACCGCCTACCTGGAGAAATACTACGGCATTCTCAGTAAGCGTGCCAAGACCGTGGAAGAGCTGAAGAAGCACCTGCTTTCAGGCGGCAAGGCCATTGTGTGCGTATCCGGTGGAGGAAAGCAGCTGTTTTCCAACGGCGGCCATTATGTGTATGTAGGCGGTCTGGACAAGGCCGGTAACCTGATCGTGCTGGATCCGTACTGGTATGATGGCAAGTTCACCATGACTGCCAATCGGCGGAAGTACACAAAGGTCAAGAACGGCCGTGAGGTGTATGTGCTGCCTGCCGCCCTTGCTTCCGACCTCAGCGGCATTTGGCTGTTCACCAACGCCAAAGGCGGCAAGACGGTGTACGCAGAAAGCGATGTCAATTACAAAAAAGCGGCGCCAAAGGCACCGACGGTTAAGCCGGGTACATACACCACCACCGCAGTGCGTGGGATTTACAAAGGCGCAGGTGCTGCCACCGGCCGCAAAAAGGTTAAAGACCTGACGGCCGACGGCCAGCGACACGCTACAAGCAGTAAGTTGAAAGCAGACGCTATGCTGCGCTCCGGCACCACCATTACCGTGCTGGAGACCAAGCTGCTCAGCACCGGCAACCTGTGGGCGCGCTGCCCATCTGGCTGGCTGTGTATCTGGGAAAAGGATATTGACCGTAAATTCATCAAGTAAAGCAGAAAGCCCACCGAGTAATCGGTGGGCTTTTTCATATATGCTTTTTTTACTTAATATTAGTGAAAGGTATTGACAATCATTGCCTCGTTGTAGTATAACGAAAAACAAAGGAGGAATGAAAAATGATTGTGGAAGATACCAAAGATTTGGTTGAAACTGCGGACTATGTGATCATCGAAGCTGTTTTAGTGGATGATGGACTGCGCTACAAACAACTTTCTGTTGGCATTAAAGCCAAAAATGGTGACATTATCCGCATAATTCCAATATCGACAATGCTGATGTAA